CATCATCAGTGGGTTAAGGTCAAGCGTCATTTTCCCTACGCCCTCAGCAGAGTGAACATATTCCTTGTCGATTTGTTCGATCTGCTGAGCAATTACGCCCCGGCGCTCTGTCTGCTCATCATCATCAAGATAGTAGAATCGCTTAAACTCCATTTGACAGATGTTTTCAAGAGAATCAGCAACATCGAGATCGCCGTTGACGTGTTTAAAATTAATATCTGATGTTCCAACAGACTGCATCTGTGTCCATGGAATGGTGGACGAAGGAGTATTCATAGCAGCACTACCCAGGTTCCGGACAAAAAGATTGCCGGATGCTCCTGTAAATATTTGCTGTCGGCGAGTTGGGTCATACCCGCATACAATTCCAGATCCTGCTTGCGGCGCCCAGGAAGTACCAGAGCCGTCAATACCATAAAACCCTGATTCGGTACTTCCTAAAACGTTAATAGTTGGAGTTCCGAAACCAAAATATCCAACTCCCAGGACATTACCAGTATTGGGGCCAACATCTTTGGTGGCGGCACTTCCCAAACCGAGGTTTGTGCGAGCGTCAGCAGCATTCTTTGCACCTGTACCGCCCTGGCTGATACTGAGCGCGGTAGTCAGGCCGCTTAGGCTGGTTATATCGCTGTTAGCCCCTTTCTTCGCCAGTGATTTCTGGCCCGGTACGGTAACGGCCACACCGTTAATCGTGATAGTGACGTCTGTAGTACCGTTCATCACATCAGCGAAACCGCTCATGTAACGCTGGTACATAGTGAAGGTTTCAGCGATATCCTGCGCCAGACCGTCAACGCTCAGGCTGTCGCTCAGAAGAATGGCATATTTGGTTCCAGCAGGGATAGCAGGGTTAGCAGCTGGCGTAACGGTGAGAGAGGTTGCGCCGCCGATAACGGTGATCTGGAAAACCTGCGCCGGGCTGGTCAGCGCGATGACGGTACAGCCGTTACGAATCAGCGAGCCAGCTGCAGTGAAGTTTGTTCCCGTACCTGTAAGGGTATTTCCGCTAATGGCAATAGTGCCAGTGGTATAAATCATATTATCTCCAGACAATAAAAAACCCCGCCGGAGCGAGGTTGATTTGAATAGACAGTTAATTCAGACGTACATATCAGGCAAGACGGGAAGGCTGAGCGGAGTAATCGTGTTATTACCGAATATGGCATACTGCTCGCGTCCAAGGTATTTCCCGCCCTGAACTGAAGCGCTACCGTTCTGTATCTTTATTCCGAACATCCGATACACGTACATGCCATTTACCATATGAATCATCAGACCAAATCTGCCCAGCGGCACATACCCGCTACCGATGCTTACGGGGCTTGTAGAAGGTGACCAGAGTTGATTGAGGTATACGAAAGGTCGCTTTGTAGTTGAAAACGTACAGGCCCCTTCAGCGTTAAAAATATTGAGGCCAGTACCAGGCTGCGGCGCTACGCCACTGGCGAAGATAACGATGTCTATCGTGCCGGTTGTGGGAGCGTCATCATTAGTTGACGGAGGACTGAAGAATCTTACTGTGTTGCCGTCGAAGTCAATCGTATTACCGCTATTACAGCGTCCGAAAACGATATATTTCGACTTGTCATAACCTGCTATCGTCGGAACCGCCCAGCCCCCGGTTGGAACATTCACAGTACCTTTCCAGATACACTGGCCTGACTGAGTAGCGTTAGTTATAGATGTGAAATCTGTGCTGTCGCTTATGAGCAAGCCCACACCACTACGCTGGCCCGTCGGAAATATCTGCCAGAGGCTTCCGGGAAACGTGTACGTGCTTTCTCGTTCGCTGATACTGTTGTCTTTCATCGTTGAGTTCTGCGTGACTCGCGCTCCCGATATGGTGACCGAGTTCATTTTATGAAGCAGCCCTGAATCAAGATAAGCCGTCGCGTGGGGGATAAACAACACCTGCGAACCGGATACATAACCGGAAATATCCGCGTACTTGGCTTTCTGATATCCACTGTCAAAACTTGCTCCAAATGACGGGCATCTCAGCCCCGCCGTTATCTCCATACGTTTCCCGCCGTCGTTCAGCTCTATCAATAACCCTGTCGGCATATTATCACCATGTCCCAAGTACGATCCGGCCACCACCCGGAATGTTGATGGTGACGCCGTTGCCATTAATGACTGTGGTATTACCGGACCCGTTAAATGAAAAATTACCGTTGGTTGCATAAATGGAGCCACGAACCGTCACGTTGTTGAATGTGGCATATCCCGACTTGTTGATGTGCCAGCCAACGTTCCCGGTTAAGGCGGCTGATATTAACCGCCGTAGCGACGTAGAACACCGCACCAGCGAATGCGCCAAACACCACACCGTAATCTATGCCGGTTGCCAGGCCGAACATGCTGGCCCCCATCAGACCACCAGCCGCTACTGTCGTGCCAGAAAAAGGATCGGACATCTAGTCCCCCTCTTATTGCCGTGAATCCTCTCAGTGATGAGGGGAATAAAAAAAGCCCGCTTTTGAAGGCGGGCTAATGAGTGACTATTAGTAAGTAAGGTAGGTAGTCGTGAGTCTTGCTAACTGACCTGAGTGAGACAGTATCGGGCTGGTTCACAACGGTTCAGGAGAACCATCAGGCAATTACCTTCAACACACATTTCAAGCGTAGCAGCAGTTTGCAAATTCATAAAAAAAGGCCTGCTTTTTACGGCAGGCTCTCAAGGAATTTGAAACTGTATTGTTGTTGTCATGGTGCCGGGTGCCTCCCGGTGACTCTCCCCCAGTCAGCAAAGCCGCGCGCATATCTGCAAATAGCAGTTGACTGGAACGCCCTTTCGCTGAGAAAGGATTCACTACAAAAATAAGTTACGACGAATCAATTCGAGCGGTAATGCATCATCGCCGTGTGTACTCTCAGAGTTGAAGGGATAAGAAAACTAGGGTCGCCGGCTCTTTTGTGAAAAGATGGGAAAGATGTATCTTCCGGATCTTGAAAATGAAACCTCAGGCAAACGTCATGGCTTAAGCATTTGATTTACTTAGCATATTCGCTTACAGCATCCTTCTGGACTACCTATTGGTCGGTTCAAAAAACGGACTTTTAATGTGTTAAGTTCGCATCTAAGTAACAACGCTTATCACATTACATGAAGAATTGCGTACGCGTTAATTTTTTTCTATAGCATTTAATGCTAGATTTGCTTATAGGATGGATAATATGGAACACATGAGGTAAAGTACTGTACAAATAAACAGTGCAGAAGGATGTCCTGATGAACAAGTTAGCACGCTTATTATTGACCGCCAGTTCTATTGCACCGGTTTGCGCCACACTTTTCTTTATCGGATACGTAAAAGATTCAATATGGCTAATGCAATATAGCTTATGTGTTGGAATTTTAAGCTGGTTACTTGCAATTGGACTCATAAAATATGCAGAAAATAGGCTTGAACTTCTGACAAAGAATATCAGCTCAGTTTCCCCTGCGAACAAAGAAGTGACAAATTATTTCTTAAGTTACCTGTTTCCTCTTTTAGGAACCGACTCAATAGCAGAAAATAAGGCATACGCTCTATTCTTCTATTTATCATTATTGTTTTACATCAGTTTTTCAGAGAACTATAACTTTAACCCAGTTCTTTCTTTAATTGGTTATAAATTCTACGAAGCAGAAGATGATACCGGCGTTGGGTTTGTTCTAATCTCAAAATCAGTAATCACAGACATTAAAGATATACCATTTACAGTTGTTCAATTAACAGACTACACTTTTCTACATATTAAAGGATAAAAAGCCATGGCACTTTTTGCAGTAATGGATAACACAATAGCAACGAGGATTGTTAGAGTTGAGCTAGATAGAACAGCCAGCTCATCTGTTACAGCTATTTTCCAACAGCAATGCCAACATTTTGAAAGCCATCACAATAATAAAATCCCATTTTATGCTGGATACACCCCAAAATATGATGAGTGCTTTGAAATTCAGAATTTCACAGATTCGGCTAGTTTAGTAGACGCGGTTAGAAGACCGACAGCCATACCAATTTGGGACCCCAACCAAATTGCTATAGATAACATCAAAGCTTTGTTTGTTGGAGTAGTTAATCAAGCTAACTCGAACGTTATAGCACTTCAGCCTTTCAATAAAAAACAGATTTTAGATACATCAAAATCATTTTTCGGTAAATTTGTCGCAAGTAAAACTACATTTAGTAAAGCTGATAGCATTGGCTTTAATGTTGATGATAAACTTGTAGCTGTAATTGACAACAACACTATACACTTCAAAAGTTTTTTCAAACTTAGAAGCATTTTTGATATGACATCTTATTTTTCAGCAGCAACGGACCAAGAACTAACTACATTCAGTCAACTAAGTGTTTTTTCAACACCTCCTGGTTTCGATCTAAAAATAATCGCAGATACTGTTATTAGAAACAAAGTTACCTTAATAAATCAATCAGGAATGTTAACTGCCCAAAACCTATCCTTATTTAAGGTTGAAGCTGCAAAAGTCAACTTTCCTTTACAGACAAATGTAATAAATGGTGTTGAAAAAATCATCATGCCATCTTCTAAGAAAGAAATTAAAGCCTTACTTGATTTTATCGAAGAAGATATATGGGTTTCAGGAATAAGTGGAAGACGCTTTAAGTCAAGCTCAAAGCGTCCAATATAATCATGTGAAGCATGGAACGAAGTTAGTTAAACAAGGGTGCAAACGATGCCTTCTATAAAACCAAATGCTGTTTGCAACTCTTTTCTTATCGTTCCATCCGAACACTTACGCTTTTTTGCTATTGCGCGCAGCGAAATACCAATCACGAAGTGAGCTATGATCAGCTCATATTCTTCCGGCTTATATTTTTTCAGACGTGCGACACAGCCATCAATCATAATCCCTTCATCGTCATCACATTGCAGGCGTGACTTTTTACCGTACGGCACTAAACCTTTAAAACCAGCAGCTATTGGTTGCCAGTCGACTCCACTGCTATCAGCAGCCGCCCAGGCTCCCCAGCGGTCCATTACTTCATACATATCAAGCATTTTTTCTCCACTTTTCATGCTAATACGCCGATTGCCAGCGCACGATCTAAAAACCGAAACAGCAGCGTTAACTGGTCGCCGTATTTCGCTTCAAATGCCACAGGATCAGCGTGTAACTCGTCGTGATGCGCTCTGCACAGCGGTATCACAAAAAGGTCATGCGCCTTAGTACCCATTCCACCCTGCCCGTGGCCTATCAGGTGGTGGGGGTCGTCTGCCTGCTTGTTACAGCAGACGCAAAGCTGGGACTTTACCCAGCGTGTCCAGTTCTCATTAACCCAGCGGCGGCGCTTTGGCCTAAGCATGAAAGATTCCGGTGACTCAGGGTCTACCTTAACGGAGACAACCTTCTTCACCTTCTCCTGGAGGATTTCAGTCGCCGGTAACGAAGGAACAATGTCGCTTTCCCGCATTACGGAACTGTGCGAGTCAGGCTTAATCCTGAGGGCTTTGCTCGCCACTGATTCAGGAATAAGGTCAGCCAGATCGTTGCGTACCATCCACCAGCAGAACTCCGGAAGCGTCAGGGTGTGGTCTTCGCTGAATCCCAGCATAATATTCACCCTTTCGAGTAACCATTTTACCAGGTTCTGCATGGCAATTCCTGCCAGTCTTTCAGTGGTTTGTTCACGCAACTGGTTATCACAGCCCCAACAAAGGCGAATGCTTCCGGGGGGGTGACGCATCACCGTAAAGTCCTTTGAGTGCCATTCATTGTGGGGCCACTGACATTCGAATTTACGCTCAAGCCAGGCATCAAGACTGCTAAGACCGCCAGCACGCTGAATAACCCTCTCGTTCAGGAAAAGCTCCTGCATACTGACATCATCTGTCAGTGGCTGATGTGCCTCTGGAATAAGACCTGATGGCAAATGCTGGATTGCTTCTGATGGCGTCTCAATAACAACCCTTCCCTGACGAAACAGCCAGAGCAGTTCATTGCCAGGGCGGAACAGAACCACCCCGGACATTGGTGCAACTTCAGGTGTCAGTAATGCTCTCACTGTTACCTCAGGCTACGATGTCGATTATTTTAAGAAGCTCCGCAAACTTCGACTCAAAGAAATGAGGCTGAGTTTCTCGCGGGTTCGCAGGACTGGTGATGTTCTTGCCATACATGCAGCCTTTGGCAGTAAGTGACCAGAACTTTTTAACACCATTCACTCCAGACCGACTGTTTCGCTCTTTTTGTTCCACAATCCCAAAGCGGGACATCATGTGATAAACCTGATTGGCGGTGATGCGGATGTTTTTTGCTTTAAGCAAAGCGCTGAGTGATTGTGTGGGACGGCTGGACCCATCCTGCGCACCGGCAGGTGCATCGATCGCGTAATGCGGCATCAGATCTGGAAGACCCGCTACCTGCTGGAGTTTTTGATAAGCACCGAGTCTTGAAGAGTTTGAGAGGTTCAGCATTTTCGCCGCCGATTCAAGCAGGATCACGCCAGCCTGAATTTTGTCGGATGTCGGCGCATTGGATGCAGGGTTCTGTACGGCATCGAACGTTCTGATGACTTTGAGGTTAAATTTCGGGCTGATCCACATTGCATAGGAATAAACCAACTCCTTGCAGACGAATGTCCCCTGGTTAACACCACCAGTAAGGGTGACCAACGGGGCCGCTCCTGTAATTCCAGGAGCGCTCGAAATTTCAGCGATGAGTTCTTGCGTTTGGGTAAGACAGGACCAGTTGGAAGGCTGGTGACGTTTTTCACCTCCCGCCGCACGATGCAAATCATTCAGGCAGTAACGACCATCAAAATCACGGCGTACGGAAACGCCATCAATTACGAATAACTGATTCATATGTTTCTCCACTTGTTGTAGTGCGAGCGGGTCTGCACTCCCGCTTCGCTGACACTTTTTAATCTAACACTCATGCGCGTACCAATGCATTGCTATTTTGCCTACCATTTTCGACATAGCTGGCGATCGTTATTTCAACCTTCCCGCCAGGTACCTGCGGTGCCCACTCCACCAGCATTCGTTTAACCTGACTGTCATCCTCCCAGATGCCTGCATGTGTCAGTGCATCAAAAAGCGCCTTGTTGTAATTGTCGATATCGCGGCGGCGGGCATCTGGTGGAAAGAGAAGTATCTCCACCGCAGCTGGCGCTGTGGTTGGTTTAGGCAGGCGGCGTAATTGTTCAATAATCGCAGCGCAAGCAGCGCTCTGATATTTGCGGCCAGCAGCACTGATGAGATGGCGTCCTGCCAACGGCCCCTTATTGGGGGCTCGCCAGTAGGTGTTTACGCTCGGTGGGAACGGCAGCACCAGTTTCATAAAGTCACTCCCTGTTTCTTTAGCCATTCAACAGCTTTATCTCTGGCCTGGTCTCCACCGGATAACCTCAAGGGCCCGCATGTGTACGCCTGCCGCGGCAACTGGTCCAGTCGCTCTTTGCCGTCCCGCTGCGCCGTCATTCCTGCCGAGTCCTTCCAGTCGCGTGATGTTGGCGTCACCCAACTGGTTAGCGCCGCAGCCATTGAGAATGGCATCCCTCCCTGTGCGTATCGTTTCTCCCTCATCGCCGATTCGGTTGTTGGAGTAGGCCATCCCGTCAACGCGGTCGCTGATTGCATCCCCGGCGCCGGGCCTCGCTTTTTGTCCGGAGGTCTCGGTCCGCCCGTCATGTCTCCTACTACAGGCGTGGGCCACCCAGTAGGCCCGCTCTCTGATGTGCGGCGCACCGACGCCCGCTGCCGCAAACGGCACAAGCCCGAAGGCGTATCCCATTCCTTCCAGGTCAGCTTGTACAAGGTCGAACCATGCGTTTGCGTTACCGCTTGCAACCTGTTCGCCAAAGACATGCTGAGGTCTGCGCTCGCTGATGAGGTGGAAGAAGTGGGGCCAAAGGTGCCGCTCGTCAGCAAACCCATCTCCTTTGCCTGCCGCGCTGAAAGGCTGGCACGGGCAGGAGCCGGTCCAGACTGGTTTATCGTCAGGCCATCCGGCGAGCCGCAGTGAATGAGACCAGACGCCAATTCCGGCGAAGAAGTGGCATTGCGTGAATCCTCGCAGATCGTCAGGTGTGACATCTTCAATACTCCTTTCATCAACTTCGCCAGGTGCAATGTGACCGCTAGCGATCAAGTTACGCAGCCACTGAGCTGCATAGGGATCAATTTCGTTGTAATAAGCCGAGGATTTCATGCTGCACGCTCCTGGGATTTGCCCATTGGAACGGCAACTGCCGGAATAAGCTCAACAGCTGGTGATACTGACTGATTCCCCCAATGGTCCCAGCCTGGCTCACCGCAACGGCTGAACAGTTCGATGCGCGGCACGTCACCGTAAAGCTTCTCCAGACGGAAACGAGCCTCTGCTGGCTTCTGGCTGTGCTTGCCGAGAGGGCTATAAATCACCTGCTTGATGTTCTTCACCTTGCGTTTAAGGCCATTCCCCCTGGTGGCGATCAGCATGTCTTCGGTATTGGCTCGGGTGTAGTTGCCGCCGTTCATGCGGGTCTGGACGTTCAGCAGGTCGAGGAAGTCGTAAAAGTCCTCTACTCCACCAGCCTGAAGTGCTTTGTTGATGTGCTGTTCTGCCAGCGGGTTGAACTTCACCCAGGTGAAGCCCTTCATCGTGCGGACCTTAAAGCCCCATGCTTCAGCCAGTTCAATAGCCTCGCGGGTGTGCGTTCCGGTGAACCACATAGCCAGAACAGCATCATCAGCAGCAAGGTCCCAAATAGGGAGGCGCTTCATGTCGATGAGTTTCATCGTGTCGTAGTGGTCTTCTGCTGCACCGTTGCTGGCTTTGTTGTCATAGAGCCAGGCTGGGTCGGCATAAATCAGTGAGTATTTCATCAGACGTTCCTCGCTCTACCAGCAAGACACCATTCATCACCAGAGGGCTTGGCTCGCTGAACCATGTTCAGGCAGCGCTGGCGCTCATCCAGAATTTTTTCCCGCATCTCTTCATTTTTTGAGCGGTTGAAAGCATCCATCAGAACTGTAGCGGCCCGCAGAAACAGACCCTTGTCAAATAACTCCTTTGCCTTCTCCATCATCGCAACGACGGCAGGGTTTGGTGCGGCTTCCTGTTTTGGCTCAGGTAACACTTCGTCTTTTTTGACCGGGTAGCGCGGGACAATCGGCCCAATCGGACCTTCAGGAGCTTTGGCGTAGTAGCGGAAGGTAGGACGTTGGCCATGGCGTTCTGCTCTACCCATCATTGCCAGTCGGCATACTGCACGCTGCACACTGTGTAACTCATACTCCGGCAGTGCTGCGGCTATCTCTTTGTTCGTCAGCCCAGGATTTTTGGCTATGAACAGCTGTACTGTTTTCAGAAAACTCATGGTTTAGCTCCTCTGAAACCTGCTGGGATTGCTTTGTCGGGTCCACCGAAGGTGAGTGAATTTTTTTTTCGGGCTGCATCCCAGTCCTCACGTTTTGGCCTGCCCTTCGCATCCCAGCGAGTAGCAACCTGCAGGTAGCCTGGGAAATTCCCGGGGATGAAAAGAGTTTTTGGGCGCATGTACTGATAATCCTTCAGGCCTTTCCAGTGCTCGTTCTTGTAGTCGATCACCAGCATGAGTTCTTCAGCAGTAAAGCCCTCACGAAGTCTTGCCCGTATGTTATCCAGCGACGCAGAGCAATTCTGGAAACGCGAACCGCTTACCAGGTTGAGATGTTTCAGTACCGATTTGGAATTTTCAGTCAACAAAACTTCAGGATCATACTTCTTGCGATCACACTCATCGTCGGGTTGCTGGGCAACCTGACAAGAAGGTTTTTTATCTGATGGTTCAGTAGTTGATTTTACTGACGGATCCCCACCAGATTCTGACGGGTGAAAACCGCCGTTGTTGATGTTTTTCGACGCATCAAATTTTGACGGGTCGGATTTTGATGCGTCAGATTTTGACGCGTCAGATTCTGACAGGTGAGAAAAGGCAGATTCACGGAGCTTTGTAACGTTAAGTTGATAAACGTTGGAGGCGTTACGGTTTCCCTTACGGCGCTGCTGGCGGGTCAGCCAACCATCTTTCTCAAGCTGGCCTATTGCCGTACGAACGGTGCTCTCACCTGCCCCAATCTGACGTGCGATAGTAGCGATAGAAGGCCAGCTAACACCCTCATCACTGCTGAAGTCAGCCAGACGCGCCATGATGGCAACGCTGGACAACTTCATGCCTGAAGAAGCGCAAGCGTCCCAAACGTAACCGGTTAATTTAGTGCTCATGGTCGTCCTT